CATCAACATATCTATTGTCTTCTTTAACACAAAAAGGACATGGCTCACCATTACCGACTGCTAACATGCCTTCAACATCTATTTGTCTAGCCATTACTGTCCTCCTTTATAAAGTCTAATAATTCAGCAAGAACAATTAGAACTTCTGAACTAGATGACCAATCAGCATATCCTATTGCTTCATCAGGACTTAATGTTGGGTTATTTTCGCTATAACTTGCTTTCATTACCACTAAATCATATTTTGAAAACACATCGCATTTTCTTTTATACTTTTTAGATATTTCTTGTATTTTATCTTTAATGCTCATTTGTTCGCTCCTTGTTTAATTATAAGAGAGAGAATACCTTGGGTATTGTTTTAAGATATAAATACCTTCTGCAGTAGGCTATCTCTAAACGGGTAGGATTTATATCTCTCTCTTAATTTGTTGGGCTACTAGTCGCTCCTTGACGTTCACCCATGCACCATTAGTCTTCGTAAGAATTATGTTGTATTAGTAAAATAGCAAATCTCTACACGCACCTCTATCCCGTGCATACGTGACACATCTCAGTAATCACCCGTCTTCTTACTTGTAGCCAAATGTAGAGTTTCTTGCTATTATCAGCCATAGTATGATTAGGCTGAACATCATCATACGATGTAGTTAGTTTTTATCGTTACCATAAATAATATCTAAGATAGGACTGATACTCATACCTAACAGAACTATCCATATAACTATTAGAGGTTCGTAGTGTAAACCACGATACCAATGATTGACTACTAGTATAGTCATTAATATTTGTACTACTATAGGAGCGTATTTACCCCATTTATCAAAGAAATCCATAATATTGTACTCCTGTGTTGTTTGTGTAATGTTTATACCTAATAAAACGTTTTAAGGTGTGAATAATAAAAAATATACGAACGAAGTGAGACAATGAAGATAGCGATAGAGATGCATCACTAGGACACACCTCTATTGCTAATTGGAAGGCTATTGTGCAGTAACTGAGGAAATATCAGATTCATCAACACTATCATCTACCTCAATGATGTCATTCATCTGAGCTTTGGTGATAACTTCTTGAGATTCTCTATCCCAGTAAGCTGTAGCCAAATCATCAGATTCATAATCAAGAGCTGTATCAGCGTCTACATCATCAAGAAAGATAGTAACTAAAGTCTTCTTGATAGATACTTTGGTAGTATCTTGATTTGGTTGAAGTAATGATAATCTACCAGAGCTTGCACCATCAAATACTTGAACTCTCTTTGCTGGTTGAGCTGAAGAGTAGCCAAAGGTATCATTCTTGAAACCTCTGAAATATACTTCAATGAATCTCTTGTTTCCATAGCCTAAGATATTGTCTGCAAACATAATTGTCTCTCTTTCTCCCTATTGGGAATTGTTTGGAATTGGAAATAACGGAAATCGCTATTTCAAAAAACTACTTGGGGGGGTGTACCTAGCAAATATAGCTGAATAACAAAATGTATCAATTTTTAAAACTTGCCCTTGTATTTGTAATAGTAGGTATAGTATATTATTTGGTTCATGAGACAATATATAACATATTATCACCCTTTAGGCACCCCTGCAATGGTTCTACCTCGAGGGTCAGAAGTTGGGTTTACTCTCCATATAGGATAAAGAGGTTTGTCCCCAATAGTCTCGTAAATTGTTTTAATATAAATCTTAGTATGGGTCGATGAAACCTACTCTATGAAGGCAAGATGAGAATGAGAATGTCCGTAGGAGACTAAATAAGCTTGGTTTACTGAAAGTAGGAATCTAGTGTACTGGCTAAAGAGGAAGTTTAAAATTAAATATCTTTTCTGCTCAGGGACACCTACGCCTGGCTCACACTATTAGGAAATAGTGTTCGCATTGTTTATATTTAGTATATGTCTAAAGATAAAAATAATAAAGTTACTTATACATTAGAGATAACATACAATCCAGATACTGATGAAGTAGAGTATATAGCTGAAGGTTTTGACGATGAAGTAGACTTTACTCCTATTACTCCAAATTATATAGATAAAGACTATACCAAGTTTATTACTTCTGAAGATATGGAAATGATAAGGAATGTATACGACATAGAAGAAAACTAATGAGAGTATATTTAATAAGAAAAATAGAGCATGTTGTCTACGATAAAGATGATGTATTGCCTTCTCATATAATACCTAAAGATAATTGGCGTACATCTAAAATAGGTGATTGGGTAAAGACTGATGATGATTGCATTATTCAGATTCTTAGAAAAGGTAAAATGCTTCAAAGAGATAGAGAACTTAATTATGTAGGTACTTGTACTGGAACATTTATTTGTAAGAACTCTATAAATATGGATACAAAGAAAAGAACTAATATATATTCATTTGGAGGAAGCACTACTCCGTCAGAGGTAGTAGAACAACGAAAAGAATTAACAACTAATGAGCATTTATTTGTTACGTATTTACAACAAAAGATGAAACCTGTAGATGCTTATTTAAAAGCTTTTCCTACGAATAACCCTAGTTATGCAAAGGTAAAAGCATATAATTTATTTAAAACACAAAGGGTAAGGACTGCTATGAAAGAAGAACTTAAGCCTGTAATGGAAGAGTTAGGTATAGACGATAGGTTAGTATTAAGTGGTATTAAAGCTGAGGCATTATCTGCTGATAAGGCTGATACAAGACTTAAAGCATTATTTAAACTAGCTGATATACTTGACTTAGAAGAAAAAAGCACAACTAAAACACATCAAGTAACAGGTGCTGTATTCCAAGGATTTACAAATGATATGCTAGAAGTTGCTGAACGAAAAGAATTGACAGATGGAAAGAAATAAAGTTGAATCTGTAAGACTAGAAACTCCTTTTGGAGCTATTGAAAGTGATAGCGGCAATCATAGTGTAGATGTCATTACTATAGGTGCATTAATTATTGTTCTTTATATATGCAAGAAAATATACTTTGGTAGATGATAGAAGAGGTAATTAGTATATGGCTAATATTAATTTTAATGACGTATCGAAGCAAGAAGAAGCATTAGAATTAGCTAAAAAAGATATGATATCTTTTGGGAAGTTATTTCTTCCAGACGATTTTTTAAGGAGTGAAACACCTCCTTTTCATTATGAAGTAGCTGATACCATAAGCAATATAGATAAAAAACAGGTGGCTATCATACTCCCACGTGGTCATGGTAAGACCGTACTCACCAAATGCGATATACTCCGCAGCTTCTTGTTCTCATCCGAGCCTCTGTTTTATGGCTGGGTATCAGCTACTGCTAAATTAGCGTCAGGTAATATGGATTATATTAAATATCATTTAGAATTTAATGAACGTATTACCTATTTTTTTGGTAATCAAAAAGGAAGTAAATGGACGGAGGTAGACATTGAATTACAAAATGGATGTAAACTTATTTCGAAATCGAATATCTCAGGGATTAGAGGGGGTGCAAAACTACATAAAAGATATGACCTTATCATCCTCGATGACTTCGAAGATGAAAACAATACTATCACAGCAGAAGCCAGAGCAAAAAACTCCAATCTTATCACTGCTGTGGTATTCCCTGCACTTGAGCCTCATACTGGTAGGTTACGTATTAATGGAACTCCTGTTCACTTTGATTCTTTTATTAATAATCTTATCGTTAATTATGATAAATCTAAAAAAGAGAGCAGTAAGTTTTCTTGGGACATTATTTGCAAAAAAGCTATAGATGAAAATGGTGTAATGCTTTGGGACTCCTGGTTTGGAACTAAAGAGATGGAGCGTAAAAAGAAGTTTTATGCTGATTCAGGTCAGCCATCAAAGTTTTATCAAGAGTATATGATGGAAGTACAAAGCGAAGAAGATGCAATGTTTACTCGTAAGCATATAAAGTATTGGGAAGGTTCTTATAGTTATGATGCTGAAGCAAATATTTCTTATTTAAGTATAGACGGAAAAGATATTGAACCTGTAAATATATTTGTAGGCGTAGACCCAGCAACAGATAGTGCAAGACGAGAAGCAGATTATAGCGTATTATTAACTATTGCTGTTGATATGAATAATAATATATATGTGATTGATTACATAAAGAAAAGGGGCATCCCTGTTTTAGGTATTCCAGGAGAAGATAAGCTAGGTATTGTAGATTATATGTATCAAATAGAAAAGCAATATCATCCTACATTATTTACAGTAGAAGATACTGCAATGAGTAAACCTATATTCCAAGCATTAAGAGCAGAAGCTAGAAGAAGAAATAATTTTAATGTCAGATGGAAAGAAGAAAAACCAGGAAACAGAATGTCCAAAAGAGATAGGATACAAGAAGTACTGGCACAACGTTTTTCAATTGGACAAATACATATTAAAAAAGACCATCATGATTTGTTTCATGAAATTATTACATTTGGCCCACGTATGAGTCATGATGATACTATAGATGCACTTGCATATGCATGTAAATTTTCAAGACCTATTATAAATATAGTAGAAGAAAAACAAAAATTTTATAGAAAGAAACCAACTGCTAAAAGCTGGATAGTTGCATAATGGACTTATTTGCATTAATAGAAACGTTTGGAGTTCCAGTTGCTATGAGTATTGCATTTGGTTTTTTTATTTGGAAACAAAATAACTGGATACAAAACGAATTACAAAAAGAACTACGAGAATCTTTTGAACGATTAGAAGATATGATAGATAAAGATTTTAGAAATATAGTTATTGGTCTTATTAATGCACAAAAAGAAACGCAAATTAAAATTAGTGAAATAAATAGAAGTTATAAAGCTATTGTAGAAATAATATGCATGTTAGAAGATAATGGTTTAAAAAAGAAATGGCTTCAGAAAAAAACAGTAGAAGAAGACTGGTAAACTTTATTATATTAAGATGCTAAATACCATAAGGAATTTTAATGGCAAAAATAGATAAGGCAGTTCAAAAAGTACAGAATTATTTTAATTCTGCTAAAACTACACAACGAACTCAATGGGAACATATAAATCAAAAAGGATTTGATTTTGCTAATGATAATCAAATTTCAGAAGGAGAAAAACGTTCCTTAGAAGAGCAAGGTATGCCTACTTTTACTATTAATAGAATAATACCTGTAGTAGAAATGCTTAATTTTTATGCTACAGCTAAAACTCCTAGATGGCAAGCAGTAGGTGCTCAAGGAGACGATGTAGATGTCGCTTCTATGTTTTCTGATATAGCTGATTATATATGGTACAATTCTCATGGAGAAGTTTTGTATAGTAATGCAATAAATGATTGCATAACAAAGTCATTAGGTTTTATGATGGTTACTGTAGACCCTGATGCCGACCAAGGAATGGGTGAAGTAGTTATTACACAACCAGACCCTTTTGATATATTTGTTGATGAAAAATCTAGAGATATATTATTTAGAGATGCTTCTTATATAATGATAAGAAAAGTATTACCTAAAGGTCATTTAGTCAATAAATTCCCTTTTGCAAAAAGAAAAATAATGAATGCTGAATCAAACGATACTTCGTTTATAGCGTATTCAGAAAAAGCCACCGATATAGAACAAAAAGATTTTAATTATAAAGATATGGCTTTAAATGATTCAATACACGAAAAAGAAGAAGATAAATTAATTGAGTATTTTGAATTATATGAAAAAGAAAAAGTAGAATATATGAATGTCTTTTTAAGAGTTTTGCCTGACGAAAGAACTCAAAGACAAATAGTTGAACAAGCAAAAATTGAAGTAAAAAGAATGGAAGAAGAAATGACTGTTGTTTTTAAAGAAAAGTCATTGCAAATGCAGCAAGCTGTTGAAGCTGGAGAAATGCTTCCTGAAAGAATGCAATTAGAAATGAAAAAAGAACAAGAGATGATAGCTAATCAGTTAAAATCTTTTGAAATAGAAGTAACAAATAAATTGCAAGAAGAAAATCAACAAGTTGAAAATCAAGTATTTTCTAAAAAAGAATTTGATTTAATTCTAGAATCTGAAACAGATATTAAAGATAGAATAGTAGATGCTATTGGATTTAGAGAGAATAGAGTTAAAATGACTAGAGTAGTGGGAGATAAAAAGTTAGATGAAAGCTTTTTACCGTTAAAAGAATATCCTATAGTTCCATTTCATTATAAATGGACAGGAACTCCACTACCAATATCAGCAGTATCTCCACTTATAGGAAAACAAAGAGAATTAAATAAAGCTCACCAACTTATGGTACATAATGCATCTTTAGGAAGTAGTCTTAGATATATGTATGAAGATGGTTCTATTGATGTTGACCATTGGGAAAGATATTCATCATCTCCTGGAGCTTTGCTTCCTGTTAGAAGTGGGTTTGAGCAACCAACTCCTGTTATGCCTTTTCAGTTAAATAATGCATTTTTTGGATTAGTTAATCAAGGCAAAGGTGATATGGAATACTTAGCAGGAATATATTCTGCTCAACAAGGAGATACATCAGCATCTCAAGATATGCCTTATCGTGGTATGCTTGCTATGGATGAATATGGAACTAGAAGAATTAAATACTGGTTAAAAAACAGCATTGAACCTGCATTAAGACAACTTGGAGAAGTAGTTAAACAATTATCTCAAAATGTTTACACTGCTAATAAAGTATTTAATATTATACAACCTAATGAAATTTCAGGAGAAAAAAGAGTAGAAATTAATATTCCTATATATAATGATTATGGTAAAATAATAGATAAATATTATGATTATAAATCTGCTAAGTTTGATGTTAGAATAATTTCAGGCTCAACATTACCTGTTAATAGATGGGCATATTTAGAAGAATTAAAACAATTACTTCAAATGGGAGTAGTTGATGATATAGCTGTATTAGAACAGGCTGATATTAAAAACAAAGAAAATATTATTAAAAGAAAATCTTTATATTCACAATTACAATCTCAAATATCTAGTCTTGAAGAACAAATAAAAGATTTAAAAGGAAACAACGAAACTTTAGAGCGACAAGTTATTCAATCTAAAATACAATCTAAAGTTATTGGAAGTTCTGCAGAGATAGAAAAACAAGTTGCAAATACAAAAGCTAATATATATAAAGAAGAGCTTGAAGCTAAAGCAGCACATAAATTAAACAGAGGTTTAATGAAAAAAGATTTAGAAAGAAGGCAAGAAAAAATAAAAGAAGCTAATCGAAGAGATATAATTGATTAGGAAAAAATATATTGCCTTGTTAGATTTAGATGTAAAAAAAGGGGAAGATAATGGCAAATGACCAAAGTAGTAACCCAAATAATGAACAATCTATGGCAGAGGACGCAGTATTTGGCTCTACTGAATCTTTCTTTGACGCTCTTGACAATGATGTCAATGGTATGATAAAAGAAGATTCTCCTGTAGAAAATAAAGAGGCAACTCCAGAGATGGACCCTCAAGTATCAACAGCTGAATCGGGTTCTGAGCAACCTTCTGAAAATGATAATTGGAAGAAACGTTATTCAGATTCCACACGTGAAGCACAAAGAATAAAGGCTGAGTTAGATGAACTCAAACCCTATAGTCCTGTGCTAGAAGCGATGAAAAAAGATAGTGGCTTAGTGGAACATGTAAGGGATTACTTTAAAAGGGACGAAAAAAGTATTAGAGATAATTTGAATCTTGATGAGGACTTTAGATTTGATACTGACGACCTTATAGAGAATCCTGACTCACAATCCCGTAAAGTCTTCAATGCTATGGTAGATGGTGTTGTTAAAGAAAGAACTTCAGAAATGATTAACAGGCAAAATGCTGTTAGACAACAAGAAGCTCAAAAAGATGCTATTAAAAAGCAAGCTGAAGAGTTTCGTGTTAGAAACAATCTTACTGTTGACCAAATGAGAACTTTCTTAAATGATGCTGAACAAAGATTCAAAGGCGGAGTATTATCATTTGATGATATGTATGCTTTGCTAAACAGGGATAATGTGAATCAAAATGTAGCCAAAGCAACCAAGGAAGATATGTTGACGCAAATGAAAAACGTCAGAGAAATTCCGACTAGCCAAGGAAATGCTAATAATGCTGGTACAAAATCTAATATAGATGATGATGTATTTGATGTATTAAATAGCGTTGATGGTAATCTCGATAACATGTTTGGCTAGATAAAACAAGGAATAAAGACTATCTAGCTTAACTTAAACGCATAAAATGCGAAAGGATAGTCTCATGTCAGATTTATTCAATTTATCGAATTTGGGTGTTTCAGATGTTGCTGGTAACGGACCTGGTGCTGGTACTGGTTTATCAACTGGAGATATGCGTAGACGGTTTAACTTTGGTGACAGAGTTTCAGAACTATCTATTGCTCAAGACCCATTTTTTCGATTTGTAAGTAAAGTGGCTAAAAAGCCAACAGATGACCCTCAATTCAAATTTACTGAAAAGAGGCACTCATATCATAAAAGATATGCATATATGGTTTCAATGGGGAGTGGTTTTGCAACTGCTTTAACAGGAAATTTAAATGCACAAAATGCAACTGGTGAAATCTTTTATGGTAAATTCGGTACTGATTACTCTAATCAAGGTAACTTAGTAAATAGGTTTGGTCAAACTCCTGAATATGAAGAAGGCAATGCAGGTACAAAACCATCATTCTTTATGGAAGGTCAGTTAATTAAAGTTCCTGTAGCTTCTGCTGATAATGCAACAGCAAATGCTTCATCTGTAGTTGACTACCAAATTGTTAAAGTTACTAATGTTGCTGATAATGGTAATTATGTTAATATTACTGGTACAGTAATTAAAGGTGTTGCTGATGGTAGATTCTATATGGGTGTGCCTTTATCAGTAGCTCAAGGTGCTGGTACAACAACTCAAAGCGAAGAAGCTTTAGCTCCTTTCAAATGTTATGTTGTAGGTTCTGCTCATGCTGAAGGCTCTGGTTATCCAGAAACTTGGCAAGACCAGCCTTACTCAACAAACTATGGAAGAACTCAAATATTCAAAACTTCTCTAGCTATGACTAACACAGCAATGGCTACTCAACTAAAGCATGAATCTAGTGAGTGGGCAAGAATGTGGAAAGAAAAGCTAATAGAGCATAAGTTTGATATTGAAACTTCTTTATTGTTTGGAACTCAAAATGATACATATTACACAACTCAAGGTGCAGTTGACTATATTAATAGTTATGGTAATTCATTTTCATTAGACACTAACACTAAGACTTCAGATGATTTCTTAGATGATATGTCAGCGTATATGGACCCAAGATACAACTCACAAAGTGCTAATGTGTATTTTGCTAGTACAGCTGTATATAACTGGCTACATAAAATGGGTGGATACTTTAAGAATAATCTTGAAATTTCATCTAACTTTAAGTCAGATATTGCTATGACTGGTAAAAAGAAAGTATTTGGTGTAGATATCACTTCTTTCTCAACTCCATATGGTGACCTTAACGTGGCTAGAAATATCCACCTTGATGGAACTAATGTGAAGATGCTTGGAATTGATATGAAGCACTGTGCGTATCGTCCACTAGTGGGCAACGGTATCAACAGAGACACTTCAGTTTACGTAGGTGTGCAAACACTCGAAAACTCTGGTGTTGACCGTAGAGTTGATTTAATCTTAACAGAAGCGGGAATGGAATGGTCAATGCCTGAAGCTCACGCTATCTGGTTATAAGGAGGTTAATTATGGCAAATCCAATGTACGGACAAAATAAAGCTGACGGTATTGTTGATGGCGTTTCTAGATTAGTAAAAGTCGCTATTAATAGTGGTAATGCAATTGTTGACACAGGACATGCTGCTGGTGCTCATGGTCTTGCTTGGGCTAATCCAGAAGCTGAGGACATCATTATTGAAGGTGTTCTTTTGGATGTTACAACCGCAGCTACGGGTAGTGCAACAATTGATTTAGGTATTGCTGCAAATGCTACGACAACTGGTGACAATTTGCTTGATGGAGTAGATGTAGGCTCTGCAGCTATAATGGCTACTTCTGGAGTTAATGGTGGTACAAATGGAAAAATGTATCAACCAATGACTTCTTCACAGTGGATTACTGGGGATTTTAATGCAAGTGCTGCTGGTTTAGTTGGCAACCTTTACATTAAATACTTTATTCCTAGTAAAGCAAGTTAGGAGGTAGATAATGGCTAACGCAAAAATGGGAGCTTCCCATGGATGGAGTGGTAATTACGTTGAATCAGCTAAAGCTAGTTTTAGTCTAGTTCCTGGTGATTCAGGTAAAACAATTATCCTTGGTGACCCTGATGATTCGAATGCAGCTGTAACAGCAACATTGCCTGCTTTAAGTGATATTAATGCAGGATTTAAGTTAACTCTTATATCTGCAAATGCAGGTGAACATATCCTTAATGGTGGTAATAGTAAAATTTATGGCATTGCTGTAAATGAAACTACTGAAACAGCTGCTAGCCAGATTACACGATTTTCTGCTGCAAGTAGTGTTACATTAAGTGGTGGTATGATTGGAGATAAGTTTGATGTTATTTCCGATGGAACCAATTGGTATGTTTATCTTCTTGCTGATGCTGCTGCATCGTAACAAGTAAACAATAAACTAATCGAGTTTGCCTGTTTCGGCAGGCAGACTCTGTTAGATAACATAAGGAATTAATGCAAAGTTTTGAACAAAGAGTAGAATCATTAACACAGTTAGCTATAACTAGTAGCAGTTCTCCTAGTTTAAATGACTTAACTCAATTTTTAAGAGATGGTGTTAAAGATATAGTAAGAAAAAGCATACCTCGTGGAGGCAAGGTATTACAAATGTTTGCTAAAAAAGAAAGCATTAATGATAGTAGTGGTTTAGCTACTGATGGTGGTTTTGTTTTATCAGTATTAAGAGGAGATGGAGCTGTATATAATCCTGCTACAGAAGTTTCTCCTAGTTTAAAAGGAAGAGTTTCTGATACTGAAAGTTTATCATTTGCTTCTAAATACAATCCAGTATATTATATAGAAGAAAATAAAATATTTATTAAACCAGACCCAACAAGTGCTACAACTGATGATGGAGAGGTAACTCATATAACATATGATAATAGTTTAAATTATGCTTCAATTAATATAACTAATTTTCCTGATAGTGCTGAATATTTAGTTGCATTGTACGCAGCTGCTATGTGTTGTTTAGCTAAAGCTAATGCAATGCATAATACATTGCCTACTGTACCTACATTTACAGCAACTCCAGGATTTGTTTATAGAAATACAACATTACCAACTGTTCCTACTTTTTTAGCTCCTGGATTAAGTTATAATGATGTTGATATTGAATCATCTTTAAGAAATGATGATACAGATTTAGCTAGTTCTTTTGGAGATTTATTATCTAAAAAAATAGAAAAGTTTGATAAAGAAATGGAAATTGCTACACAAAGATTTAGTAGCGATATGGAAATATTTAATAAAAAGATAGATACAGAATTAACTAAATCTGAAAAAGATTCAGAAAATATTGTTAATCAGTTTGGTGCAGATGTTAGAAAATATGAAATGGAAATACAACAATTTCAGACTGATTTAACTAAACATAATACAGAGTATACATGGTATACAGAAAAATTTAAAACTATACAAAATCAATACAATTCAGGGTTATTAGCTTTGTTTGGAAATAGACCACAAGAACAACCTGAAGCACAACAGCAAGGAGCTTCATAATGGCAGATAGTGTTAAATTTTCAGTTACTTGCACTCCAATAGAAGAAATTGGAACGGAAGAAACTTTATCTCCAGTTCCTGAAATAATATCAAGTGAAGTAGGTAAGTCTTTAAGTGGCAATGGAATTGCTCCTGTAACTGATTATAGTGGAGCAGCAGCTGTTCAAGGATATGCAAGTGGTACAGTTAATTATGTAAATTGTGTAGATGATAGTGCAACAGCAATATCTACTGAATCTACTGCATCATTTGTTTATATAAAAAATACAGGATATTATTTTAGCAGTGTAACAGAATTAGGTGCAGCTGCTACAGAACATGTTGTAGTAACAACTGATAATTCAGCAGTTACAGTAATATCTTCATTAGGTCCTGGTGAAGCAATAGTTTTAAAAGCATTACAAGCTACTAAGACATTAGATTGCACAAAAATTAAAGTACAAACATTTGAACGTAATGGTTCGGCAGCTGGTGCTACAGACCATTTAGCTGTAGAAATATTGGTAGTAGATTAATGAAAAGGAGTAATATATAATGGCAGATAAAGCATATGGAAGTGTTTCTGCATCAATTTTTTTAGACGAAATAAAAAGTTCTATGAGTGGAGCTTTAAATTATGAACCAAAAGATACAAATGATAAATGGGTATTTGCAGAGGTTACTGTTGATGAATCAGCAAGTACAGATTTATTAGATACAGGAGATTCTTATCTTGGTTCTTCAACTCAAGTTGCTACTGCAGATAAAGTTTTATGGATAGCTATAAAAAATATGTCAACAACATCAACTGAAGGAGTAGCTATTGATTTAATAACTGGAACAGCAGCTTATGATTTAAAAGGAGTAAATATTCTAGGTCCTGGAGAAATAATTATACTTAAACCTCAAAATACTACAGTTGCTGATTTGCATGCAAGAAGTTGTACTATTGATGGAACTTATGGATATGCTACTACTCAAGGAACCGCTACTATAACTTGCCAAGTAGCAGCAATATTGGATGATGTAGCATAATGAAAGTTAAAGAATTAATGGAAAGAGTAGGAATCAATGAAACAGGTAGAGCTGTTGCATACGTTAAAGATGGTTTAGAAGAACTTAATGTAATTTTTGAAACTCATTGTAAAACTCAAAGAATAGATATTACTGAAGGTCAAAGATTTTATGATTTTCCTAACGATATGGTAAAAGTTATAGACATAAGAATGAAAAATCATTTTAACGATAAGGATGAATATCGAAGCATTCCTAGAATGCTACATAAACCTATTATTAAAGATGAGGATGGATTTTAATGGCTAAAGAATATGCTTATTATTTAGAAGGCGGAAAACTTGCTATTGTTGAAAGAGATACTAATTTTGATAATAATGTAGATTCTAAAGAATTTGGTCCAGGTGTTTCTAGACAACAATGGAAATCTCCTAAAACATCTGTAACTGATGGACTTGAAATAAAGTATGCTTATGCTCCATTTTTTGAAAATAGTCTTACTGGCGGTAATACTTATCATATAAAATATTTTGGATGGGGACGAGATAAAGAAGGGTATTTATTATTATTTACGCATACATATGGAACAAATGCACCTCTTGATTTATCTACTAGATACGATTTAAATGAATATGTAGAAATAAAAAATTCTCAAAGATGGAATGGATTTCATAAAGTTATAGGTAAAAAAGACGCTCCTACTACTTGGGAAAATGATGGAGCTTATGGTGTTTTAAAATTAGAAACTAAATGCAATGCGGAAGATATGTTCCCTTCATCGCAATTTTATACAAATGGATGGAATATTGCTGTAGCTGACTCAGGAAATAGAGGATATATAGAAGGAGATACTGCTACTTTTAAAGCTAAAGTGCAAATGTGGAAAGAACAGGTACAATCATCTAGTTTAAATCCAATTGTAGCAAATAGAACTGCTCCATTTTATATATTTTTAGCAGAATTTGGTGAAAGTGTAAATAGTGGATTATATGAAGTAACTTATCCTGAAACAGATGGTAAGATACAATTTGAAAAACAACTTAGATTTGATGCTAATGGAACACCTGCTTGGTATACAGAAACAGTTGTCGCAGAAACAGATAGAACTGGTGGTATATATCAAGTTTTTTTAGATGAAATGGATGTTTTTGGAACTGACGATGATTGGAACGAGCAACCTGTTCAACCAATAGATGAAGATTATATATTAGATTTACCTTCATACTTACAGAAAGCTTTAGTATATTACGTGAAGGCTAAAGTAGCTGAAGATGCAGGTAACTTTGAAGTAAAAGAATACATGCAAAGAGAATTTAGAAAGATTGTTGAAAAACATGAAAGTAATTTAATTAAAGGTCCTAGGATGATTAGTCCAGGACGACATGCAATAAGATAAAATAGTACATTCATGGTCAAGCTAAGACCTTAAAGTACAACTCGAAAGGAGAATAAAATGGCAAATCAAAGAGGACTGCATACATATACAGTTCAAGAAGCACAAAATGCCCAAATGGGACAAGCAGGTTCAGTTTTTATAGATGACCAAGCTGTTCATACGGGCCCATTCGCTGCTATAACAGCAATAGAAGATTCCGAAGTAAATGTAAGTGATTGCACTGATATTGATAAAACAATGACAGATGCAATTGATTTTACAATTCCAGCTGGATTAACTATTTATGGTAACTTTGCAGCTTTTTCACTTAATAGTGGGAAAGTTATAGCATATAAAGGATAAATGCCTAAGCTAGGATTGACAACAAGTTTAGGGTCTTCTGGGTTAACTACCCCAGGTATCGTTACAGATAATCTGGTTATGAAACATATGTATCCTGCAGGAGCAGTACAACCATTGAGTGATGGTTCTGCATTTTTTGATGGAACTGATGACAGAATATCTTTAGGAAGTCAGACAAATGTAGCAGGCGGAGCATTAACAATGTCTGCTTGGGTGTATTTAATGCAAAACCAACTAGCACCAGTATTATCTTTTGGAGATGCATTGTTAAGATTTCAAGATGCTGATGATTTAAGGGCTTGGGGAGATGTTAGTGGAACTACTGTTGATACAGGTAATCCTGGATTTACATCTGCATTAAATAGATGGACACATGTAGTTTTTACACATGATGCAGGTACAGGTAAAATATATGTAGATGGAGTTGAAGAGGCATCTGATTCACAAACTGTTTTGAGTGCAGATTCAAGAAATTCCTATATAGGAAATTATAGTGGTGGATATTTTGAAGGTTATATATCTAATGTAGGATATTGGACTAGAGCTTTGTCACAATCAGAAATAAAATCAATTATGTGGAAACAGTATGCAGATTTATCAACTACTGAAAAAACTAGCTTAGTATCATGGTGGAATTTAGATGTAGATGCTAATGATTCTACTGGAACAAACAATGGGACACTAACATAATGCCAGCTACTATACAAAAAATATTAAAACCAACTAAATACAGAGCAGTAGATACTTCTATGTCAGAACAATTAGGTCCTGAATATTATGATGATGTAAGTTTATCTTTGTCGGGAGACCAAGCAGAAAGCTTAAGTGGCACTTATTGGCATACAGGTGCAAATGTAACAATAGATGCCGATGGAAGTAGTAGTAAACCATGTGTAATATTTGGTCCAGATGCCCCCAGTTCAGGTGATAACATAGGTGCATTCTTAACAGGATACAATGAAGGCACTATCAGAGGCCAGGGAGTTTCTCCGTTTGGAGATATACAACAGGGAGATAAGTTTCAAGTTACTTATACTTTTGATGGTGATATACCATCTGGTGGTACTATAAGAACACAAATTTTTAGTGTTTCTTCTGCGGGTAATGGAAATCATGATAAAGATTTACATGTTAACTATGTGGGTAATGGTACTGCAAGGTCAGGAAGTACTGATGGAATAACATATACAGAGGACATAACTGTAAGCACTATCAAGGATGGTCCAGCAGGAGCTGGGGCTAGTTACAATAATGCTTTCGTAATTACAGGGGGAGGTGATGATGCAGCAGGATGGGATTCGGGAAGTGTAAAAATTAAAAATATTTCTATTAGAAAGTATTATAACCAGCTAAATAGTAATCATGGACAGATATATTCAGGTAGAGCATTAGAGTTTGATGGTGTTAGTGATAATTTAGTATTAACAGGAGATGATACTGAAGTTGCAGGAATTACTTCGTTTCAAAATGGGCAAGCATTTACTACTAGTCTTTGGATGAACATGGATACCCCAAAAGATTCAGCTAATATGATACTTGGAACTAGCAATGGTGCAAACCCTCATACGCTTGGGATTTATCAAAAAGAAGATAGTGGTAGAGACCATTATACATTTTTTAGTAGATTTCAAACACCTAAGCATTATATAGGATATACTGAAGATGGAAATGGATACTTGCCTGGAGGTTCTGCTGAAGATGGTATGGGTAGAGATTGTACGCCTTTAATAGGAGCTTGGGTTAGGTTAGTATTAGTTAATTTAGGAGATTCTGATAGAAGAACTAATTTATATATAAATGGAGAATTATGGGGATATATACATAATGGTACAAATTCTTTATTTAATCAATCAGGGGTCGGTACTACAGATTTACTTAGTGAGACTAATGATAAGTGGCATTTATCATATTTAGGAGCCCCATATACAAATAGGGGGTTGGCATTTCAAGGAAAAATGTCTGATTTTCAAATATGGGATGCAGCATGGAGTGCATCTGACGTAATGTATGACTATCTTAATCCTGAATCTTTAGCATTAAATAATGATGGCACTTCACTTACAGAGTCTAATTTAAAGATATGGTATCCTATGCAAGATGGACATAGAGGACAACAATCTTATATACTTGATGGAGCTAATACAGGATTAGGTGATGAACTTGTTTCTAATGGCGGATTTGAAACTGGCGATACTACTGGATTTGTTGATTCAGGGACTCCTATAACTCGAGAAGTAACTTCAGATAAAGCTTATTCTGGAAATTATTCATTGCATGTAAAAGCAGCTGATACATTAGTTGGACTTTATTATCCTATTCCTGGTGCAGATATGGTTGATGGAGCTACATATAAAATGTCATGTAGAGTTTGGGTTGTAGCTGGTAAAGCTAGGCTAGAGCCTGGGAATGTTGTTTCACAAGATTCTACAGCTTACCAATCAACTACTACAGGTGACTGGGAATTATTAGAGGGATATTTTACTTGTGATAATGGAGGTGTGACTGGAAATGTTTATATTAGAACTGGAACCAGCAATGATGAAATGTATGTAGATTCTATATCAGTCAAAAAAGTAAACGACAAACATCATGCAACTACTGTGTTTTATGGTGATGATTTAGTTAATTTAGCAGATAATAATGCAGCAGCATGGACAGCAGATGCAAATAGTACTGAAGAAGCGGCAGCAGATTGTGTTAGATTAAAACCTAGTGCTGGAAGTGGAGGCTCTAGACTTTATTTAAGAAGTGAAACAAATAGTCAAGATATGTTAGATTCGGATTTAACAGTAGGTCGTACATATAGATTAACTTGTCAAACAGCTACAGATGTAGTAGGCAATGTTATGACAGCTTCTGTTTACAATGATGGAAATACCGATTCTAGTACAAGTGTAGATGCTACTAATTTAGTTAGCAATGGTACTTTTAATTCTAATCTTACTGGTTGGACTCAAAATGAAGGCAGTGGAAATATCAATAGAAGTTCTACTGCAACATATGTTCATAATGGTTCACATGGAGTTTATTTGCAAACTATAAGTGGAAATAGATGTGATATATACACTTCTTTAGGAAGCTTAACTTCAGGTGATAAATATTTAGTAACATATTGGACTAAAGGAGATGGTTCTTCTGGACAAGTAAGACATAAAGTTTATAATGCAGCTGGGGAAGCCCCTATAGCTGAAGCTAATTCTGGACAAACAGCAGGAACTTGGACTCAAATTACATTGCAATTTACGGCAGGAACAACTGGTAGTCATACATTGCAATTGTTATCAGGCACATCTGATGGGTGGGGTGCTATTGATGATGTAGTAGTAACTAAGTTTAAAGACCATACAATAGATTTCGTTGCTACTCATGCAACAGATAATTATTTTAGAGTTAGAAATTCTACAAGTAGCAATCTAATTACAGGTACTGATAATCATAGCTTTACTACAAGTAATGGAAATTGGGGGCCTTATGGTTCTGATGTTAGTATTGCTACATGGAGTAGCACAGCTGGAGATGGTGGAGATAATGGTGGATTGACAATAAGTCCTGATAATAGTTCTACAGGTGCTCAAGGTGCTACATTAGCTGGTAGTTATATTTCTGATGGAGCAGTAGGTCAAAGATATTTATTATCATGTAGAATAAAGGGACATACTGGAGAATTAGATAATTTTAGATTAAATGCAAGTGGCACAACAAGTAGTGCATTTTCAGTTACAACTTCATTTGCTACTTATAGTTTAGAATTTACTGCAACTGCAGCTGATATTATTCCTAATATTTGGAATACAAATAATGGCACTAATGATTGGTTTATAGATAGTGTTAATATATATCCATTAGAAGATACATTTGTAGATGAAATAACTTTAAAAGAAGTAGGCACAGCTTCAGGTTGGACAGATGCAGACCAACAACTAGATATACCTCAAACAGCATTGCAATCTTATAATCAGTTAGCTTGGTGGAAAGGTTACCAAGAAACAGCTGATGAATATGTGACAATTAAAGATGATATAACTACCTATAGAGGCGAGACGGTGTCTTTTTGGTTCATAACTAGTAATAATACTGATGAGCAAGTTTTCCTTTCTGGACTTTTAGATTGTGGTTCTTATGGAAGCGTGACAATAAATGACTCTGGAGACGCTGGTAAAATTACTGTGGCAAATGCTGCAGGGGCAAGTGGAAAAGTATTAACTGATACAGCCACATGGGCTGACGGACAATGGCATCATTGTGTGATAGTAGTTGTAGGAGATGGTTCTAGTACTAGTGCTATTGCTTCTGCAGATGATGGGTTTGCAATATATATTGATGGAGAAAAGCAAGCGATATCTGAAGGTGGCGGCCACAGGTCTACAGACAAAGCATTGATAGGGAGTAGACATAGAAATAGTACTTATGAATATCAATTAGATGGCTGTATTACAGAAATCTCTGTATGGGACAATAAGTTTACTCAATCAGAGGTAAATGAATTATATAATAACGGTAAAGCATTAAATGCTGAAGACCATTCGCAATATACTAATTGCATAGGTTACTGGAGAAATAATGGATTAGCTACATGGACTAATATAAAGAATCCTGGAACTAATGATGGAGCATTGACAGGTTTAGATGAAACCCTATTACTCCCAGCAGGAGCAGATGCTTCTAGAGATACTCAAGGTTTCTTAATGAATAGGCAGAGGACTACTAATAGTTTAAATTTGTATGATGATGATACTGCAAATGAGGATTTAGATTCACCATATGTAAAAAGAAGTGGAAATGCTATTGATGATTGGAGTGCATTTAGTATAAGTGCATGGGTAAAAACAAGTAAATTTACTGAACATGGTACTATTGTTAATATATCAGATTCGTCTAATACTTTTGCAATGATGAGTGTATCAAGTGCTGGTGCATTAGGAGCATCATTCGAAAATGGAGCAGGAGTTACATTGCGTTCTGCATCTGCAGGTAGCCAAATACCATCTGATACTTGGACTCACATAACATGTTGTTATAATTATGGAGTAGATAATGGTAGTGGCAATAATTCTAATTTAACTGATACTACAGCTAATTTTACTGTAGATGATTATCATGTTGGTGGTACTTATGCTAGAATTAAAAATATAACTCAAGGAACTTATGGAAATATTCAAGGGAATACATCTACAGGCATGACTACTTCTATGGCTAGTGGTGATTGGGATGCTAATGATAAATATATGATAGTCAAATATTATGTTAATGGGCAATTAATAACTACATCTACTGATAATTTTACAGGGTTTTTTGATGCAACTGTAGATGAAGAAGCAATTAAAATAGGTAGGGGAGATAAGTCAAGTGTTTTTAGAACATTCGATGGAGAAGTTGACGATGTATTAATATACAGCAAAGTATTAACTCATTCAGAAGTAGATAGAATTTATAAAGCAGGTAAAAGGAGTCACAAATAATGGCACATTATGAAATGTATTTTTGTTTACCTAGCAGTGCATACGATAGTGCTGTTGGGACTAAAATTAAAGAACTATATCCAATAGTAGAATCAGTAGATGAAGATACTGGAGAAGTAACATATAAATCAGCTCCTACATGGCATGAGATAATCTTTGCAGGTAAAGTAGGTGCTCCACGATATTCACATGATAGAGCATATTGCATTATTAAAGGTGAGTGGTCTATGAAAGATGGTGTATTATCAGAATTAGTAGCACTAGGTTCAGGCGTTGCATATCCAAACTTTAGTGTGTTAACCAAGTCTGAAGCTCAGACATTAGCAAGTAGTTCAACCTTTACAGGAGAATAAGATGGTAGATAAGTTATCTGATGAATTAAGAGAAGCAGTAAAGTTATCTGAAGGATATAGAGCTAGAGTATATAAAGATACTTTAGGGATAGATACTATTGGCTATGGCTTTGCAATTAAAGATTTAGAATTAGATGAAGATATATGCGATATGATACTAGATAAAAAATTAAACAAGTTAATTAAAGATGTAGATAATAAATTTTCATTTATGGATGATATTGCTGTAGAAGCACAAGATGTAGTTTATGAAATGTGTTATCAGCTTGGCATAAATGGATTTTCAAAATTTAAAAAGACTATTGCTTATTTAAGAGATGAGAATTATAAAATGGCAGCAATAGAAATGCTTGATTCTAGGTGGGCAAAACAAACGCCTAATAGAGCAAAGCGTTTAAGTAATATTATTAAGGATTTAGCGTGATTGACAGCCTTAAAACACTATCTGTAAGCACAAGTGGCATGGTAATTACATGGATGGAATGGTTACCTGTGTTAGTTAGGGTGGGAGTCGGAATAGCAACTATAATATACATAGGAGTTAAAACCTATAAAGAATACAAAAAATAAAAACGCAGAAGTGCTTAAACGGGCAATAGTAACTCCCGATAAGCATTTTCCTTTACATGACCCTGAAGCAATAAGTTGTGTAAATCAAGCGATAGAAATAGTAAAACCTGATATTTATATAGATTTAGGTGATACAGGAGAATGGTCTTACTTTAGCACACATTACTGGAAAGGTAAGTTTGCTAAACCAATGGAAGATTTAATTCCACTTTTAGACCAAGATGTAGCTGAAGTTAATGCTGGTATGGATTGGATTGATGCTTCTTTGGACAAAATAGGCTGTAAAGAGCGACATTTTATTCAAGGTAACCATGAGGTATGGTTAGACAAATTCGTTACTAGATACCCGTATTTAGGCCATTATGAGACATCTAAGGCATTAAAGCTAAAAGAAAGAGGATACAAATATCATCCTTACAATAAGAAAAAGAATTTAAAGATAGGTAAAATAAACTTTACACATGGAAAATATGTACCCAAATATCATGCTTATAAACATCTTGACCATTATGGTGAGAATATTATGTATGGACACACGCATGACCTGCAAAGGTTTACAAAGACTTTTAATGGAGGTACTATAAGTTCATGGAGTTTAGGTTGCTTAAAAGATATAGAAGCTGATGAAGATTGGCTAGGTGGTAAATTGACTAATTGGAATCATGCATTTGCAATAATAGATTTTTTTAAAGGTGGTAATTTTAAAGTAGAAGTAGTAGAGATTATTAAAGGAGTTACTACAGTATGGGGGAATTTAATTAAAGGATGATACAAGTAGTATTAGGTAATTTATTAGGTAAATTTATTGCAAAGAAAGGTGGAATACATGTTCTGCTTTTTGTAGGAGATTTAATAGTAAAAACAACAAAGTCTAAAAAAGATGATGAACTTTGGAATAAAATAAAACCTATTATTAAAAAATATAAATAAGGAGGTATGCTATGCCATATGGTAAAGGAACATACGGAAGTAAAAAAGGTAGACCATCAAAAAAAGCTAAGGCAGCTGCAAGAAAAAAGATGTCTCCAGCTAAAAAAAGAATGATGAAGTCTAAAGTTAAAAGAAAAAAGAAATAATTAAACTAAATACTAGGAGGTATTTATATGTTAGATTTTTTAGTTAGTAATTCAACTTTGATAGGTGGTGTTGGTGGAGGAGGTATAGTATTATACATCCTTAAAAAGATACCTAATGAAAGTATATGTAATGTAATAGAAACAACATTTCAAAGCTTAGGTAGATGCATGACACTAGGACTTGGTAAATGGAAATTTTCTAAAGGTGTTTGGAATAGTCAAATAGAACCATGGTTTATTGATTTAATAGACAATATTTTTGGTAGTATTGTTAGAGGTTTTATTAAAGGATTACGAAGCGACTGAGTTTAAACTAAGTTTACTTTTAGTTAAAGGTTAAAAATGGCATCAAAAAAAATACATTTTATAGATGATTTTTCAAAGGGGATGAACGACAATTCGTCCCCTAGAAAGATAGATACAGGTCAAATTTCTTATGCACAAGAAGTTCAGTTTTCAGAGCATGGTAAGATTGTTCCTATGGGTAGAAGTAAAAACTATTACAGCGATGATAGTAATTTTTCTTCTGTAAATAGAGAAGTTACTCCAGGCTATGGATTAGGACATTTTAATTCTGGATATTCTATGGCAGGAAGTGGCACATCATCTATATCAACTGCTATTACTACTCAAGCTACTCCAGGAGAATATGCTTATACTATATTAGATATAAATGAAATAGCATGGAATCATACTCTTACAGGACTTTCTCATCAAGGTCAACAAGCATTTTTTCAAGATGTAAGTGAAGCCATGGCTAATAATAATGGCGTTAAACCATTTACATTTACTATGGCTTTAAGTGGTGGTGAAAGTTTAGGAAGCATATCTTATGATAGAGGTAGTCTAGTAAGTGCAGAAGATACAAGTTCAAATTCAAGTTGGGATTGGAAACATGCTATATATCAAAATGATTATTTAGGATTATTTGGTGAAATTAATCCTCCTAATACTGGTTCAGACACTAGTCCAACAGGAGGGGCTGCATCTTTAGCAACTCTTTTAGCTGCTGAAATTAATACTACTAGTAGTAATGTTCAAGCTTATGGTAATTATCCAAGTAGAGGAATGGTGAGTGTTTGGGCTGAAGATGTAGGAACAACACTTAATGGTCAATTTGTGAATTTAACAATAACAAATAACGCTGGGACGACTCCTTTTACTACTAATAATAATAATGCTAGTGCTGCATTTGAAGGACATTTAGAACATACTTGGAACAATGTATCTAATACTCCTGTAGAATTTCCAGTATCTGGGTCATTAGCTGGAGGAGCTGCAGCAACTACTCATGTAGTAACGTTAACTATAGATAGTGTAGATGCTTCTACTGCAACAGATTTTATGGTTAAAATAGGATGTATTGAAGGTTCAACTCATACTGAACGTACAGTTAAAACTACAATATCTGCAGGTACAAGTACTGCGGATGCTGCTGAAGCTATAAAAGATGCTATATTAGCTGATAGTGATATAAAAATAGCAGATAATATTGCAGGAGCAGGTGCTACAAATAGTGACTTTGCAGTACGAGTTGGAAATACTGTAGTATTAACTTCTGATGTTGCAGGCAATTTTGGATTTTTTACTTGTGGAGCTTGGGTAAATGTAGTTGTACCTAATAATGCAGATGATGAATATGTTGCATTAATGGCTAATGATGGGTTTTTAAATGTATTATCTAAAAATGTAGGCACTTGGATAGGTTCTGCTAATTTTTTAGGAACTTCTGGAAACGATTCAGCTATATGGAGCAATGCTAACCCAAAAACACAATACTATGCTATGAATGGTGCATTAAGAATGTACGATATAGATTTAAGTCATACTGCTAATAATAATAAAGTTTTATTGCCTGTAAATCAAACAGGATTATTTAATGGTACAGGAGGTGCTACTTTAAGTATACAAAAATGGGTACTGGTTGACCAAGATGTTGACTGGGCATATACATTTGAAAGTAATAGTAAAGGTCTTCGTACAGCAGCAGATAGTTCAGTAGCTGCTTCACCTGCTAATAAAAAAATGGAAATTAAAATTGAAACTGACGGAAATGCAAATCAAGAGCCCGCTGAAGGTATGTGGGGTGGAGCAGGAGCAGAAAAATTTGCTTTCTTTGCAAGTGCAGTATATTATGATGGTAGTGAAACATTGCCAGACCATCAATTTACATTTAATTCTGGTTCAGATAAATATCTATCTTTTGATTATCAAAGATTAAAAATAACAGTACATGCAAATCCAGGTGCTATAGATACAGAAGCTAATTATATTGCTGGTCTTAGAGTAAAAGCATTTAATATATACTGGTCTACTGAAAAAGATGGATATGGTGAAAAGAATTTATTATGCACTATTGATTTTAAAGATGGTTTAATAAGAGAAGATGGTGGCTCAACATTAGGTTGGATACAAAGTAGTGGAGCAGGAGTTAAAGTATCAGATGGTACTAATGCTTATGCTATTATTGATAATCCTGTAGAGATTAATACATTCCAAACTAGAAACTTTTATGATTATAAAGGTCAAACTCTTAAAGCTAAGTATAAAACCGCAACTGTAGCAGGTAGAAGAGCCTTTATAGGACATGTTCTTGTAGATGGAGTAGAGTATAACGATAGAATTATTTATTCGCCATTAAACCAATTTGACGTATTTCCACATCCTGATAATATTTTACAAACTACTAGTAGTGATGGTAGTAATATAACTGCATTAGCTAATACAGGTGATAGGCTTTTTGAATTTAAACAAAACAGATTATATATACATAATATATCTTCTGGCGACCCTAGTACATTTTATTTAGAGGCAACATTGCCTTTTTATGGAGTAGAAGGAGAAAATCAAGTTGTAAATACACCAGGAGGTTTGTTTTGGTGTAATAATATATCTGCATATTATTATGATGGAGACCCTGCTAATATTAAAGATTTAAGATATTATGAATCTGATGATAAAGAAATTAAAAGAATATCTGATAGTACATGGAGTACTTATTACTCTGCTGATAGTGCTGTAGGATATGATGGTAATAGTAATACAATTATATTAAAAGAAGGCACAACAGGAGATGATGGTTGTGGTAAAATAATGCAATACGATATAGCTAATGATGCATGGGCTGTAGGTTCAAAATATAAATACAGCAATACAGCTGATGCTAGTAATTTTATTAATTTAAATAATGGTTCTTTAATTAATGCAGTATCAGCTCAAAGTGGAAATGGGAATATTCCTACAATTATAGAACCTCAAGCAGGAGATTCAGCAGTCTAATGCCTACACCTATAAAAGAAACAATATTTAAAACTTGGGATAATACTCCATATCCTACACAACAATCTCATTTTACAACTAAAATGTATTCATTTGGTGGACCTGGAGGTAAAAAAAATATACATAAAATATATTTAACAGCTACAGCTGGTATAGCTAAACTACATGTATATTACAGAACTGAATTAAGTCCTACTGAAGAATGGCGACAATTTGGAACTGTAAATATATCGAGTACTGATGGAGATACTTATGAGCTTCTTCCAGACATTCCTTCTAATTTAAAAGGAGTTAATAGTATACAATTTTTATTTAGTCTTTGGTCAACTGCAAGTAGTGGTTTAAATGTTTTAACAATAGATGATATTAATATTGTATATAGAGCATTTAGACAATTAAGTATAGAAGAAGATTAAAATGTCTACTAGAAATACAGCTAAAAATCTACAAAATACTAAACAAGCTATTATAAAAAGATTTAAACATCCACCTGGTCCTGGTATAGGAAAAGATGGTGATTTAGGAATAGCAATGGTCCCTAGAAAGGGACTTCATTTTTTCCATAAGTATGGAGGACAATGGTATGGTATTAGAATGGATAGAGTTATTAATACCGAACAAGATGATAGAAGAGTTGTAATACCAGGCGGTGAAACTAAAGAAAATGGTGAACTTGCTTACAATGGTGGTAAAGTTCAAATACAAACAAGCGATGCAACTCGTAAAGAATTATATAGAGCAGGTGGTACTAATGTAGCTATAGCAGATGGTGGAACAAATGCTGATACAGCAGATGGAGCATTAGATAATTTAGGTGGTACAACTGTTGGTAAAAATTTATTTAAAGCTACAAATGAAGCAAATGCACGTTCTGCTATTAGTGTAGATGCTGCAGGTACAGATAATTCTACCCCTGTCACAATAGCATCAGGAAAAGATTACATATCATTATCAGGACAAGAACTAACTCTTGGCAACATAGATTTAACAAGTGATGTTACAGGAACATTACCTGTAGGCAATACAGAGGCTAAATGCACAGATGCTAATGCTGACCAAACAAGTGCCAATAATGCTGCATCTGCTACTGTATTAGAGACTGCTAGAGATATAGGCGGAGTAAGTTTTAATGGTTCTGCATCTATAAATCTTCCAGGAGTCAATACAGCAGGTAATCAAAATACTTCAGGCAATGCTGATACTGCTACGTTAGCAGCAAAAGCTACTGGAATTAATACTACTTCTAATGGATTTGTTAAAACTGGTAGTGGTGATGGAACTATTTCTGTTAGTGCAAATGTAGACATGGCAAATGATGTGACTGGAACTTTACCCGTAGGTAATGGAGGAACAGGATTAACTGATATAAGTACATTATTAAATTCTAATACAACTAAAAACGATGTAGGACTATCTGCTGTATTAAATAGAGCACAAATACAAACTTTTGAGCAAGCTGGAGTGCCTACTTCTACAGCTGCTGGAGATTTGTGGATTGATACTGATGATGACAATAAATTATATATAGCTGCAGCAGCAGGCAGTGATGAAATAAAAGCAGGTGAATGGGTATTATATAAAACTTATGCAGCTAAAACTGAAGCATTAGCTAGTGCTGTTAATATAGGTGGAGTATCTTTTGATGGAAGTAGTAATATAGATTTACCTGGAGTTAATACAGCGGGCAATCAAAATACTAGTGGTATTGCAGCAAAGGCTACTAATATTAATACAAGCGATAATGGGTTTGTAAAGACGGGTAGTAGCAATGGAACTGTGTCTATTAGTTCTCAAGTAGATTTAACAAGTGATGTTACAGGAACATTACCTACAAGCAATACAGCAGCTAAAGTTACAGAGGTTGATGGAAATACTGGGGCTGTTACTGCAGCCGAAATTAAAGCCACTGCTTTGACAGATGCTACTGCAGGTACATTAACTGCATCTAAAGCTATTGTTGTAGATAGCAACAGTAGAATAGATACATTAAAAGCAGAAGGTGTTACGGTAGGAACTGGTAGTGGTCATGCTGTAATTACATCAGAAGGCGATTATAATATTAGTTTAAAAACTGGAAACAGCGATACTGGAACCATTAGTATTATAGATGGAGCTGATGAAGCTATTAATCTTGCTCCTAATGGAACTGGAGTTATAAGAGTTGGTGGTGGAAGTAACGCAGGACATATTACAACTAAGAATGCACAAGATTTAAAATTAAGTACTAATGACGATACTAATAGCGGTACAATTACAATTACAGATGGAGCTACTGGAGATATTACAATTGCTCCTCAAAGAAATACAGTTACTGCTTCACCTATTGGTTTTACACATGTAACTACAGATGGGGGGAGTACGGGAAATGTTACTGATGTTCCAATAAATTTTGCAACAAGTGGGAATAAATATAGATTAACTTTTACTGGGGGAACGCAAACATTTACTAATGTTCAATTAGTTTTTCCTTCGGGGATATCAGGTAATTTTACGTTAATAGTAAAAACACATAGTAGTGTTTCTACAAATGCTATTACTAATTATCTTGCTTATGTTGGAGATACATCAACTGCCGCTACTGTTAATGCTGTAATTTGGCCAGGAGGTTCAAAGCCTACTATTACTAATACAGCAGACAGAACTGACATAATTAGTTTTTATTGGGATTCTGATGCTCAAGCAGCATATGGAGTTATAACGCAAGATTTTTCAGTATAATGGCATTTAAAGATAACACATTAGAATTTAGCGATACTCAAATCTTTGATGTAGAGTCAGGGATGGAAGTAATGATGTTTTGGGAAGCTCCTATAATGCAAAAAGCTGCAGAATATACATCACATAACAATGGAGATGTGCTTGAAATAGGATTTGGTATGGGTATATGTGCTAATTATATACAAGAACAAGGTGTAAATAGCCATACAATAATTGAAATACATCCACAGATTTTAGAGAAGTTAAATGACTGGGCTAGTGGCAAGTCTAATGTAACAATAATTGAGGGAGATTGGGCTAATTTGAGCCTTACAGACACATATGATGGTATCTTTCTAGATACATTTGGAGATGATAATTTGGATAGCTTTAAAACATTTGCATTAGAACGTATTAAATCAGGTGGTAAAATAACATATTGGAATAATGAGCCTACTGAAAATAATAAATATGCATTTGATTCTATATCATATGAGCAGATAAATGTAACTCCTGATGAAAATCTATACTTTGATAGTAATGTTTATTATATGCCAAAGGTAGTAGTGTAATGCCTACTGAAATAATATATTCTACTACTGGAGGAGATGGCTATGTAGGTAAAACTTCATCTACATATGCTGGTGCAAGAGATGCAACTACAGGAAGCTTTGGAAGTAATAGTTTGACTGCAAATTCATATGGAATTAGGTCTTCAGTAAGTACTGCAAGAGGAACTACATCATATGTAATATCAAGGTCGTTTTTTTATTTTAATACATCTACTATTACAACAGCTCCTGATTCTGGTATATTAAAAGTACGTGGAAGAACATTTGGAAACTCTGATGTTGCATGTGTTAAAGCAACTCATGGAGTAAGTTTAACCACTGCTGATTTTGATGCTATAACAGGATGGCAAACAGGAGTAAATAATCAATCGAATGTGACTCATTATGCAAATGTATTAACATCATGGAATATTAATAATTTTAATAATTTTACATTAAATAGCGATGCATTAGTAGATATTAGGTCAAACAATACATTTCAAGTCTGTTTGTTAGATTTTCCAGCCGATTTAAGAAATGCTGCACCAACATCAAGTTCTAATTATAGTGGTCTTTGGTATGCAGATTATGGTAATACTGCTTACTGGCCACATTTAGATTTAACAATGCCAGATGATGTGTCGACAGATGCTATATTTTTTGGAGCAAATTTTTAGTATGAATATTTTAAGAATCTTGTTATATTACATTGATAAAAAGGATAAAAATTATGTCAACTGCATTAATAGAAAGAAATGAAAGACTTGAGAGAGAACGTTGGGAAAGAGAACGTTTAAGGAAATCTGAGAATCAAGTTAAGCCTGGTTCTGTTGCAGGTAATACAGCTTCTATAGCAATGACAGCAAGTAAGATATACAATGAAACCCAAGAAGGTATATTAAAACAATCAGGATTATTTGACGTAAAAGTAAATTATCAATTACCTGATGAAACATTTACAAAGATTCCTGTATTTGTTAGAAATGATATAGAAACTAAAGGTCCTGTTAAGGATATTTTTAACACTATGCTTACTAAGTCTGAAAATAGGTCTAAAGTTAATCCTGATTTTATAAAAGCATGGGAAGAAGGTAAAATATATGATAATGCAGGTAAAGTTATTGAGCCTATAAAATATGATACTTCAGGAAATGTTATTAGTGGTAAAGGTATTACTAAAAGTAATATGGATATATTTGAAGGAATAGATACTAAACTTGAAACTTTAGGAGTAGATACTGAGGGAAAAGATATTTTTTCTCTTTTAAAGGAGCAATCAGAAAAGCCTCCAATTGGTTCAGAAGCAGCTAAAAAACTAAAGGCAGCTGAAAAACTTGCAAATCCTTCAAAGACATCAAAAGCAATTAAGGATATTACAGCTCCATATACATCAGGATTTGAAAAAGGTAGTAGCCTTATGGAAAAAGCTGGTAGTGCAGCTAGTATAGCAGCTGCAGCATATGGAGGCTATAGAGTAGTAAAAGAAGAAGACCCTATCGAGAAAGTTCATGGGTTTGTAAATATGGTAACCCCTTATTTAATGGCAACAGGAAATCCAATTGCTATAGGAGCAGTTGCGTTGCATTCTATTTGGGATTGGTTAGATTAAAGGAGAATTTTAAATGGCAAGAGCGCATCATACAGTAGGAAAACCCTTTACTGAATTAAGAGAATCTGATAGTTGGACTACATCTGGGGCTAAAACAGATTCAAGAGCTTATCGTAAAGCTGAATATTTAACTGTACCAGGAGCTAGTCAATTAGGTGAATATGCAGGAACAAGTATAGGTGCTGGTCCTGGTGAATTAGGTTCAGGTAAAGCATGGACTGCACCTTCTCAAGAAAAATTTGGTACTTCAAAGACACAAAGTACACACGTTACTGCAAGTAAATGGGATGAAGCGTTTAATCCAGCTTATGAAAAGATTTATTATACTGATATGTTTGATGCAGCTAAAGATTTTTATTTTAGAGAAAGAACTCCTCAGCAAATAATGGAAGAAACAGACCCTAGCTATGAAGGTAAATTACCTGGAGAAGCAGCAATATTGCCACATCAATCAATTTATGATTATGCTTATGGAGTTGACTCTCCATATCGAAATTTACAAGATATAAAGGAAAGTCAAGGAGAATTATTAGGAGAATATGCAGAAGGTATTGAAACTGAAGAGGAAGCTATTGATAAAGCTAAAGAATTATATAAAGAAAAAGAATCTGCCTTTGAAGATGAAAAAACTGCACAAGTTGCTTCAGGAATAAGTACAGAGCAATCAGCACAAGCTAGTATTGCAAAGCAAGGATATGAAATAGGTCCAGCTGAAAAGCAATTAGGATTAGCTGAAGAGGCAGGTGATGTTGAAATGGGCAAATTATATCAAAGAAAAAGAATGGCTCAAGAAGATAGACAAAGTGATATTACTAAAGCTGTAGAAAATATTGAAACTATGTATGAAGACGCAGAAACTGCTTATGGGGAAATAGAAGATGCTGATTATGAGTATGGAGGTATGTTTCAACAAGGCAGTCAATTTTGGCAGCAAGCAAAGGATGTTGTAGATGCAAGTAAGTTTAGAGTAGCAGAAGTTCAAAGTGCCACAGACGCAATGTATGCTAATGCTGTAGAAAGAGCTAAAAATTGGAGTGGTGCTCATCCTTATAGAGGAAGTGGTCCCTTACATTGGAAAGAATCTTCAGGTATGAGAAGCGAAAGAGACGAATTTTCAAGTTTTCTAGATACTGTTCAAACTAACATAAATGATTTAGCTAGTTTTTTCCCTAGTGCAGAAAATATAGGAGGAGCATCTGTTGCTCCATATCTCGAAGGTGGAGATTTTAGTTGGCTTGGTGAAGGATTTGACCCTGAAGCTTATTCTTATGACGATTAATAGGAGCGAATAAATGGCAAGTTTTTTAGACGAAATAACTAAATTTTTAGATATTGGATTGAAAGGTGCGCATAATTTAGTTCAAGCTAAGAATGCTCATCTTGAAGCAACCGCTAGGTCTCAGCAAGCTGCTGATAGCTTACTTGCGACAGCAGAGTTAAATGCATTAAATAAAGATATTACTACTAAGAAAAATTTCCTAAAAAGTCAGAGGTTAGAACAAGATAGAATTTTTAAAGAATTAAAAAAGAAATATGAAGCTTTAGGAACTACTGTAAAAGAACATGCATCATTATCTGATAAAGATATTACAGATAATGGACTAGATTGGATTAATACTGAAATAGAAGATAATAAAAATAGATTGTTTCAGTCTTCAAGAGATATGTCTAATGATGATTTTTCTATTCTTAATATGGAAAGAGATATAAAAGCTAATGAAGTTATATTAGCTAATCTAGATACTATATATAATAAAGCAGTAAATGATGTGCCTAAAATAGAAGCCTTTGGTAAAGATAAGGGCATTAAAGGTATAACAGATATGAAAGACGTTAGTTTCTGGATGAGTTCACCTAATAAAGATAATCCTGAGATTACCAATGAAGAGGCTATGTCAGAACTCAGCTTATTAGCTTTTGAACAACAAAGAGATGAGATGTTAGCTCAAGAAAAACGAGATAGAACTATGGATATACCTAGCCAATTCTATATAGATACTAATAAAGAAGGTGGTATTTTAGATAAAATGGTTAAATTAAGTCCTGCTCAAATTAGTCAAGCAGATGAAAGTATTGTACCTTTAAGTGTTTATAATACCATTGAAAGTGAAAAACAAAAAGGTGAAAAAGCTGCAATACAAGAAGCAGAAACTAATAAAAAACTTGCAATAAAAGATGCTAGTTCTGCAAGAAGACAAGTTGATTCTTTCTTACTTAACCCTGAAACTAAAAAATATGGAGATTTTGAGTTAACAGATAATGATTTTTATGGAGACCCTAGACGAAGAAGTGATTTAAAAGAAGGCATAAGTCCTGAAGCTATAAAATCTGAACTAGTTACTAATATGAATAATATATACAAATTAGCTACAAATTATTTAGATGATTCTAGTAAATTAATGAAATTTAATGATTTTGTAACTTTAAGCACTGATGATAAATATAAATTAGTTCAAAAACTTCTTTCTACTAGAGATGCTGATGCTGCTCAATCATTATTAAAAACTAATGGTGAATTTAAATCTGATAAATGGGACTTTAGTTCTTGGCCAGGATATGGAGGAATAGATAATGATGAATCTGGATTTACAAGAGCTGCATTAAATTCGCTTAGAGATGAATTTAAAGCTTTAGGTAAATACTTAGAAAGCAATGATTTTATTGAAGGAATACTAAATGAAGAAGACCCTAATGCAGGTAAGGGCAATCCTAATATCTAGTCCCATGGAAACTAAATGGCAAAATTCACAACTAAAACACAATTTTTAGACGACTTCTTAGAAAAAAACCCTGATTGGGTACTTCCGTACGATACCGTACAATTAAATTATGACTACCTAAAAAATTCTTTTCCTATAGATTCTAAAGGAAATGCAATTGACTGGGACAATATGGTTGACGAACCTAGTGCATGGGAAATAGGTAGTAAAGAATTTCAAAAAACTCTTAGTGGATTTGCTCGTGATGCTAGTGCATATAGCTTAGATATGCTTTCTGAGCCATTTGAATTTACAGAAAAGTATTTAGGAATAGGTGAAACTCAAGCTGAGTTTTATGATGAAGCTGCAGAAAATATAGCTAAGAATACTAAAGCATGGCGTGATAATATGCTTAATGATGAAAAGTATGGAGCTGTAGCTAATTATTTGGCCGAAAATCCTTATGCTAATAATGCATGGACTGCTAAACAAAATGCTGCTATAATAGGAAATGGTCTTGCATCTGTATTAACTACTACTTTAGCAGCCAAAGGAGCTGCTGTAGCTGGTTCGTTTTTTGCACTTCCAACAGGAATAGCTGCAATCTTAGGTACAGGTGTAGCTATGTATGGAATGGAAGCTGGTAGTGAATACGGAGCTATGTTTGAGCATTATGCTAAAGATAGAGAAGTTAATAAAGAAACTTTTGACAAACATTTAGCTTTATTCAAACAAACCGATGAATATAAAAAAGCACCTTTTGCTATACAAAAACAAATGGAAGCTAAATTCCTTCTTGATAATTATAAAATAGATAGAGAAAAAGGCACATATACTAGATTAGGAATGACAGGAGATGAAGTCCGAGATATGGCTTTATTGTCTGGAAGTTTTTATGGATTAATATCATCTGGATGGGAAATGACTTTAGGTCAAGTAAGTAATAGAATCATGGGTATTATTCCAAAAGGTAGTTCTGCTCAAACTAAAAATCCTTATTCTAATTCTATTAAAGCGTATTTTGCTGATAAGTTTGCTACTAAAATATCTTTCTTGCCTAAAGTGTTGCCAAAACAACGTGCAGCTGGAGCTAAATATATAAATAGATTACTTGCAGATAAAGTTGATGATGCTGGTAATGTTGCAAGTAAAGGATTATTTGATTACACTCCTTTAAAGCCTACAAATTTTGGTAAAGTTGTTGTTGCTTCAGCTATGGAAGGTGTAACTGAAATGACTCAATTAATTTCTCAAAACGCTATAGCTAGTGGTTTTGATGAAAAATTTGGAGTTGATAAGCGTGTTGAAAAGATAATTGATAATGATGAATTATTTCAAGCGTTTCATTCAGGTGCATTAATAGGTGGTGCTGTTCCTACGATTGGAGGAACTAAAAATCTTATTGGCTATTTAGGTCAAGATACTAAGCTAGGGAAATCAATTAGTCAAACTAAAGCTAGTATTAAAAATCAATTTAATATAAGAAAAGCTCTTGGTGATAGAGAGCAGCTATTTTACTATAAAAAGATAGAAGATGGTGAGGGTTACGCTCTTGGTATGCGTACTAGGATAGAAACTGATATAATGGGTAATCCTATACCTAAAGACGAGCAAGTAATTGATGACATTGTAGATGAAAGAGAATTTGGAAGATGGCAAGAAGAAATAGGAATAAAAACTAGATTTGAAACTAAAGAAGAAGCTCAACATACTGTTGAAATGATTAATAATCAGATTCGTAAAGAATCTGTTCAGAAAATGCTTATTGACAATCAAGCTCTTATTGATGGTCAAGTATCAATGGTTAAGCTAGAAGATGGTGGATTCAGAGTTACAGTTTTAGATAAAGATGGCAAAGAAATACAGCAACAAAAATTTGATAATAAAAGAGATGCTAGAAAAGCAACTAATACTCAAAAAGACAATATTAGGCAAATAAATGAGTTAAGGGATGAGCAGCCTGACTTTGTTAAAGGATTGGCTGAAAAGACTCAAGAAGGGCTTGAAAAGAGTGATGTTCAGCTTGTATTAGATGACTTTGTTAATCAAGACCCTGTAGACTCTAATTCTCCTGAAGGACAAAGATTAAATGCATTATTGCCTTCTAACCCTAAAGAAAGATTAGAAAAGCAAATAGAAATACTTACAGATTTAAATGAAGAGGCTATTAATGATTATATAGATAGCTTAGACCCTGAAGAAGGCATTACTGTAGAAGAAATTAAAAGTGATATTATACGAGAAGCTAATGAGCTTGATATAGATGTAGACCCTGATAATTTATTTACAGGCGAGCAACAATTAAATAATCTTGGTGATACTGCTGTTGATGATGCACAACCTATTATAGAACCTACTCCAGATATTTTATTAGATGATATTACAGATGTAGAAGACACTAGTACTGTAGATATATATGAAGATGAAGTTGATACTACTGATGAAGTTAAATTTAAAGTAAAAGGATTAAATCAACCTGCTATATCAGTAAATAATATAAAAGATAGAACCGATAAGGTTACAGATAAATACCATAGTTTAGATGAAAATGACCCATTAAGAATTAAATTAGATAAATTAGGTAATGAATTTGATAAAAAATTTGACCCAAATGATGATTTAGACATTGATAGTATGGATGAATGGACTCCAGAGCAGTTGTCTGCTTATTCAAAACTTTTAACAAATATTGAGAAAGAAATAGAGTCTGCAGAGAAAACTAAAAAAGCTCCTGCTCCTAAAAAAGCCCTTGATATAACAAAGCCTGTTGATACAAGAGAGTTTAATCCTAGTAGTATAAAAGGTGGAAATGTAGAAGCGTATACTACAGAGCAACTAGAAAATACGCTAGAAAATGCAGATGATATATATGGGAAGAATAGTGTTAATGCTACATTAGTAAAGAAAAGAATTGAAAAAGAATTAGACAAGCGTTATATAGATGAACTTCCAGATGATAAAGAAGCTCCTAAAAAGGAAACTAAACCTAAAAAAGAGCCTAAACCTAAAGAAAAACCTGAACCTAAAAAAGAAGTTGAGTCTAAGGAAAGAATAGATGAAATTCCTGATGTTAATAGAGATTTGCAATTTGGTGATATACCCGAAGGACAAGAAATCTATGATATGCGGGAAGAAAAATTAAATTTATCGGGTGACCAGAAAAGAGCTTTAAATTATACTGCTGATTTTATTAATGGCGATACACAAGTATTAAAGATAGCAGGTTATGCAGGTACTGGTAAAACTACTATTATAGAAAATATAGCTAAGTATGCTAAAGATAAAAATCCAGATAAAAAGATTTACTTATCTGCTTTTACCAACAAAGCTGTACTTAATTTAGAAAATAAAACTAATACCAAAGAAGTAGCAGAAACAAAAACTTTGCATAGTTTACTTTATGGTGCTCCTGATGAAGTAACTGGAGATTATACATTAAGAGAACCTCTTAAAAAAGGTGATATTGTTATAATCGATGAAGCCTCTATGGTTGGTCAAAAAATGATGAAAGATATTCAAAAAAATATCTTAAATAAAGGGGCTAAAGTTATATTTATTGGAGACACTTTTCAATTACCACCCGTTAAAGATAAAAGTATATTTGAAACATTTGATTTTCAATTAGAAAATGTTCAAAGACAAGGATTAGATAGTCCAATATTATCAATAGCTACAGCTATTAGGTTGTCTGGTGAAAATGTAGTATTAAAAGAAAATAATGATAACTTTAAATTATCGTCAAATATTGATATAGAATTTATAAATGAAATAGCTAATCCAAATATTGAAAATGACATAGTATATGTTACTGATATTAATAAAAAGCGTAAAGAAATTAATTCTAGAGCTAGAACTAAACGATATAAAGATGCTAGTTTACCTTTACAAAAAAATGATAAAATAATTTATATAGCTAATAGTTATTATAATAGAAATGGTCAAAGTGTTACTGTTAATTCTAATAATAATACTAAAATGACATTTGTTAAATATGTAAAAGCTACATGGCTTAAATCAGAATGGGATAGTAATGCAGGGCAAATGGTTTCTAGGGAAGTTTCTATTGAATTAGAGCATTATAAGGACGTAGAAGGAAAAGATTTAATGTTATCTCCTGGATTTTCTGAAGCAGCATTAGCACATCAAGCAATATATTCAGAATATTTTGCACAATTTGTAGCAGGAATAGACCCTAAAGAAGTTGGCGTAAAAACAATAGTTGATTCTAAAGGAAGACAATTATTTTCTTTAAGTAGAAATGCAGATATTGCTACATATGGTTACGCTATAACAGCTCATAAATCTCAAGGTAGTGAATGGTCTAAAGTTTATGTAAATCAAATAATGGAAAATCCCAGGGGGTGGAAATCTGAAAATTGGTTATACACTGCTATTACTAGAGCAAAAGAATCTTTAGTGTTAGAAGATAAACAAAGTTATAAAAAATTATCTAACGATGAAATATCAAATATTGCTAATGAAGCAACTGATGAATCTGATGTTCGATATAGTATAGAAGAACAGCAGAAATTTATAGGCAAAGAAGCATTGTATGAATATATGGACTTTGTTAAATCAAAGTTTGTAGGAGAAGATGGAAGTCAGTTATTTGAATATGAAGTTATAAATGACCCTAAGAAAAATTGGGGTGGAGTATATATAGCTGATAAAAAATTAATGAGATTTAATCTTGCTAAGATTAGTGCTGATACTCCATTTCATGAGTTTTTACATCCATTTATAGCAGAGTTAAGAGTTAAAAATCCTAATTTGTTTGAATCTCTTTATAGTGAATTATTTAGAGAACTACCTAATATGGCTAAAAGTATTGAAAAGTCTATTAGAAAAAACTATAAAGGTAAAAAAGCTTACGATGATGAAATTATTATAAGAGATGAAATATTAGTAACTGCATTAGGTAGAATTTCTGAAAGATTATATCAGCTTAAAAAACAAAATACCAAGCCTCAAAGTAAACTTAGAAAATGGATTGATAAAGTTTATAAAGCTATACGTGAATTTGTATTTGGACCTTCTTATGAAAATGTAGATAGCTTAACTCCTTTATCTAGCTTGCATGATGTTGCTAAGATAATGGTTTCAGGTAATAAAATAAAATTAGATGGAAGGAATCTTGTTGAAAATATACAAGCAGCAGGACATGATATTAAATTATATCAAATAACTTCTCCTAATAGTGTATTTAATATGCAAACTAGAAGAATATTAAGAACTGCATGGAAAGGTGCTAGTAGATATTGGGCTAGAACACGTAATGGAGAACAATTAAATCCATTTGATTTTAGAGATATGATTAGAGATATTACTAAAAGCGATGAAGTACTTGATATTGTTGACGATTGGTTTAATTCTAAGTTTAAAAAGTATCCTGATTTTGTTAATAAGAATAAACAAAGAAACTTAAAAGGTAAAGTTAATACTAAATATATAACTGAAATGAAAGCTTGGGAACCTGAAGGTCAAGATAATTTTGTTGAAGGAATAAGAGAAGGTTTAGCAGATTTATCTCCAGATGATATTGATTTTAGCTCTGTAGCTACAAATGAAATACAATTTTATAGAAGGTTAAATTTAATAGCAAGTCAAAAAGAAATTGATTCTATTACTGCTAAAGTTTATCAAGCTACAGATTTTGATACCTTTTTAATGGAAATGAATAAAGATTTTCCTAATATGTTTTCAACACGTGAAGCTCAATCTGAAGTATTAAGTTTTTATCTTTTAAAGAAAAACATTATACGCATTAATAGAAATGAAGTTGCAGATAATGATAGACTTAATTATAATATTTTGACTAAAAAAGAAATTGGAGTACCAGAAGGAACTATAATAAATAAAAGTATCCATATTAATACAGAAACTACTAATGATGGAAGCCCATTACCTCAGCAAGATAGAAATACACTACTTGAAAGAAATGTAGGATACAATATTTTTAACTATCTTAACTTTAAAGATTCTGAAACTGAAACTACTAATTATAATCAATTTGATGCTGATGCTGGGCCATCTATACAAACAAAAAGAGATTATGTTTTTAGTGTACCAAAAAAGAAATTACTTTATGATAATGATATTGCATTTATAGGTACAAGAGGAGATAGTCCTAAACTATTAATAGCTCCTATTAAACCAAAGTATAAAGATATAGCTAGTGAAATACTTGCTAATGGTAAAAAGAATGTTACTAAGATTGGATATTGGAAAGACCAAATTGATAAAGGACTTATAAAAGAAGATGATGTTTTAAATTATACGTCTGATTTTACTAAAGAAGGCATTGCTCATGAGATAGCAGTGCATGAAGCTATGGTACAAGTATTCCCACAATATCTTAAAAAAGGTAAAGGTGGAGCTCCTAAATATAATCTTGAAACTATTTTAAAAAGAATTAAAATACCTACTACTCCTTCTACAGTTTCAGAAATGATGCCTGACTATGAAATTAGTTTGTTTGATAAAAAAAGAGTTACGTTTGTTCATGGAGAAAACGAAATTTCAGCTATGCAAGGTATTGATGGAGTTGATTTTAAATATATAGGAGACGGTGGGTCATTTACTAGTAGCAAAATGATGAAAACTTTTAATAAAGCTTTTGGTGTTAAAAATTCTATTTCTACAGCAAAGACTATTATATATGGATTAGATAGGCAGGGAGACAGCCCTTCTATAAATGATGGTGTTGTAATGATAAAACATAATCAATTTCTTCCTGAAAAAGGATTAAAGATTTATTATGATAGAGGTCTTCCTACAGAAAGGCTGTATGCTGAAATAGATAGAGATGGCAATATTTATGTTTATGATAAAGATGGAAATAAAGAATACAGAGATATGCTGCTTACTGATGATGAAGCTAAAATCTTAGAAGGTAGTTATTTAGATGATATGAATGCTAATGGTAAAATAAAATTAAAGGGTAATACTTTAGGATTTATAAAATCGCATGATAAAGTTCCTAAAAATTCTACTCATTTAACTCAATGGTATAATCATATTGATAGTCCTAGTATTATTAATGCATTTGAAAATAATATTATGAAAGTTGTTAATAACAATCTTAGAAATAAAATGTCTAGTTTGTTTATAGAATCTCCTACTAATAGCGTAGTAGAAAATATGGAAAAATTATATACAAGGTATGATAGTGATGATAAAGATGTTTATTTTGAAACAAATGTAGAGCATGCGAAAAACGGAGCAGGATTGCACATAAGTCAATCTTCTTCATTAAAACAAATAGTTAGAAATACATTAATAAAGCCTAATATTCATTTATCAAAAATGGATGGGACTAAAGCAGATATTGTTCCTAATTTTAGAGGAGATTTAGCTGAAGGTGAAGTTGCTATATCTTTTGACAATGCACGTGTTATTAGAGAGAAAGTTAAAAATAAAATGGGTGCAAGTAATTTTATTAAAAGAGGTCGTGCTGGACAACTACAAGCTATTAATGAATACTTAAAAGAAAATGAAGAATATGTTATGATATCTAGGTCTCCTGTACCACACGCTGGTGGTGTTATGATGGCTAGAGTTAAAAGATTGCATTTTCTTGAAAATCAAATAATGATTCATCACAATGATATATTTATAAAATTAGAAGCTGATAGTGATGGAGATACAGTTCAAATAGAATTTTTAAATGAACCTATGACTAAAGCATATAAAGAATGGTTTGACAATCAAACATTTTCTGGAATATCTTTAGAAGATTATAAACGTAAAATTACTAACAATCCTAATATACTTGGAATAGATGGAAAGCCAGGTAAAAATTTAAATTTCTTTTCAAATGAAAAAGGCAGAAGAATAGCTGTTAAAGAAATAGTCACAGGCTCAAAAGCTGTAGGTGAACTTGCTAATTTGCAGACAGTATATGGCATATTAAATTATACTGTTAATTCTATAAACGTAGACGGTCAAGAAATATTTATGAGAAAGTTTAATGACCCTGTTAAAATAGGAAGAATAACTGATGAGAATATGTCTACTGCCCTTAGAATATTACTTCAAGCAGCTGTAGATAATAATAAATATATGATGATAGATGCTATTGGATATACTTCTAATGATATATATACAAGAAAAGAACTTGTTATGTCAAAAATGTTTGTAGATAAAAATGGTAATGATATATCGCCAGATACTGCAAAAAGATTAATAGCTTTAATAGATTCTCCTAAAATAATGAAAAATGTATTTGGATTATCTAGATTAGGAGATTTTGATGGCAAGTTTACATTAGATGAAATCTATAGTAAAAGTGAAGATTACAATAAATTTGCTAATAACAAAGATTTAGAGGTTCAAAAAATAGCAGAAGAATTAGATATTGGAGATGTTAGTATAGAATTTAATAAAGATATTAATGGTGATTATATTTTACATCCTAAAGAAATGTTAGCAGTAGTAGTAGATAAAACTAAAATTGAACATGAAATAGCTAGAAATACTAAATCACAAGAGCTTGGACCTTGGGATGTTAATTTAGCATTGCATAAAAATACACATGTAGATGCTATGAATATTTTAAATCAAAAACCTCTTGTAAATCTTTTAAGAAATGCTGCTAAAAGAGATAATAATATAACTGAAGCTCATCAAAAACAATCTAGAAAAGATGCTTATGATTATGCAAAAGAGTTAATATCTAAAATAAAAAATTATACTGATAATAGAAATGATTTTACTCAAATGGATAAAAATGATATATTCCATCAGATTAAAACTGAAATGCATGAAAAGTTTTCACAATTATCAGAAGTTGCTAAAGTATATTCTACTATGATGTATTTAGGTGATGGTACTTTAGATGCAGCTTCTTTAGCTACAACTATAATGCCTCCTGCTAGTGAAAATAAATATAAGTTTAATAACTTAGATTGGCGTACATTAAACAAATATTTTGCAGAATATAATAAGATTATAAACAATCCTGCAGCTAGAAATTTCTCTGATAGAGTTCGTAGCGTAGATAAAAGAGATATTGATAATTTAATAAAAGAGGTATGTAGTGTCTAAATGTTCTAAAACTAGAAATGCAATATCACAATTAGAAGATACTAATCAATTATTAGATACTTTAGTTGAAGCTAAACTTGAGCAAGAAAATCCAGGTTATACTAAATTTGTAGAAGAAAGTTCCCAGAAACTTGAAAAAAGATATAGTCTAGATAAAATAGAGAACAATTTAATAGATGAAGATTCTTTTGACTCTGAAATAAAATTTAAAACTGAAAAAGATAGAGTAATGCATAAAATACTTACTCTTCTTGCAAATGATAAAATGCTTTTAGACCAATATTCTCCTATCTTAGCTGAAATTGTTGATTTAAAATACAAACCTAAAAAAGGTGATGTTAGTTTTAAAGATATAGAAGCTCTCCCTAAAGGTAAAAGAACAGGAGCATTACTTCAAAGGCTTGATGTAGGTGTTTTAAAAGATATATTTGCTGGTTTAATTCAAAGACAAAGAATTATGCAAGGGCAGAATCCTGATGCATTTGCTATGGGCAGAATAGGTGATTTTTATATTTCATATAAAACTCCTGAAAATCTTGGGATGATGGAAAAATCAGGAGCTATATTAGGTTTTGCAAGATATATGAATGAATTACCAAGAAATATATCTCGTAAAATAGAAAGAGGCTGGTCTGACAATCCTCAAACAAAAGAAAGAGGGATTGAAAGCATCATAGAAGAAGTAGAAGGATTAAGAACATTAGATTTATATGATAGTAAATCTGGACAATTTAGAATAAATTTTGCAGAAGAAAGTAAATCTGACTTAAAGCGTAAATTCTTTTATTATATGGCTAGAGGAATTATACGAAAAAATAAAGATGGTCAGTATGAAATAGCTACTAGTTATGCTCCTAGAATGAAAAAAGATAATTCTGGTCCTGAAAGATATATAGATAAGGATGGAGTAGAAGGTGATATAATGCATCAACTTGGTGATTATGTTCCTGTATATCCTTATACTAATGAGGATGGAAAACAACAACCTGGTTATCAAAATAATTATCTTGCCATTGATTTTACAGAAGAATCATTTGATAGGATAGATAATTTATTAGAAGAATATAGAGCTAAAAATGATAAAATATGGGCTATTAAAAATAAAAATGATGAAGTAGTTGGCGGCATACCATTTGAATTTGAACAATCTGTTAAAGAATTATTAATAGAATTTGATAAAGCGTTCCCAGAACTAGCAGAACTAGAAATTGACTTTGTTGAAAAAGGAGAAGAAAAAACTTTAAACCTAGGTAATATTATTCTATTTGGTAAAAATCCTAAGATTAAAAGTCAAGCAATAGAAATAGCTAGAAATGAATTATCAAAAAGTCAAGTAAATAAATTAAATAAAATGTTAGATACATTTGAAAGATTTATATCTGATAGTAGAATATTAAGTAAGTCAGAAAATGTAGATTCTGATAAAGTAGAAACTTATTTTCCTGTTTTGTATCATGAAGAATATGTAGAAAGAGGATTTAGGAATATAGCTAGTAATCTAGAAACTGAAATAAGATTATTAGAACAAGAAATTGATTTAAATCCTACACCTGAGCTAGAAGAACTATTACATAAAAAACAATCTAGGTTAGAAAATGTAAAAAATACACAAATAGCTAATACAGCTGCTGCTGATGATATGACTAGTGGAGATAAAGTTATATTCCAAAGTAGTTCTAAGCATTTTAAATCGTACACAGGTGCGTTAGATATAAGAAATATGCGTACAGATAAAGGTGTATATTATGATTATTTAAGATATAATTATTCTCAAATAGAAAGAAATAAAGCTGCTGCTCAATTAATTAAGCATATGAATATGACAGATAATAATGCTGTTTGGGATTATTTAATTGACCATTACAATGTTCCTTATAATGGAAAAAATACAAAAACTAAATTAGGGTTTTTTGACTTAGACCCACATGGTCGTATATCTAAAATTATGTCAGTAGATAAACTTGACAGAGCTACTCGAATGGGTAGTGCATTTTTAACTTCAGCTTTATTAGGAAAATATACGACAGGGCTTACTAATACTACAGCTGCATTTCAAAATATATATAAACATAGTCTCGATGATTTAAAAGACGCAGCACCTATAGCGGCTTATTTGTCTGATGTATTTTTTTGGGACAAAGGTACAGATGAGTATACGAAAGATGAATTAAATGCATTAAAAAATATTTTATCTCGTTCAGGTATTGTAGATATGAGTAATTTTTTTGGTGAAGCGATGGTAGATAAAATATCAGAAAATATGCTAGAACAAGAAGTTCATCAAAGAATATTAAATTTAATGACTAAATACATTGTTTTAAGCAATAATAACCCTGCAAAGGCTACTGAGCTTCAAATAGAATTAAACAATGAAATTAGGGCTATTTTAGATAAATCTAATAAATTTACTGAATCATTTAAACCTAAAATAAGTTTAGACCCTACTGCAAGTGCCGAACAATTAAATCAAATTAAAAAAAGCTCAGAATTAAACAAGCAAAGAAAAGCTGATAGCATATCTCAAGCTTTTGTCCAATACGCTATTAATAAAAGTTTGCCTATATTTAATCATTTACAATCTTCAGATGAGGTGTCTAAATTAGGTGGATTAAAGTTATTTGGGAAAAAAACAGCTCTTGTAACTTATGGTTCATTATCAAAAATATTACAAAAATTTTCTATGGGCTCAACAGAAAGATTTGTACGTACAATACCATTTATTATAGGATTAAAAAAAGCAATTAGAGATGGAAAACTTCCTCAAAAAAGAGGATTTCATCAATACACTCCTAAAGAAGTTGAAACAGCTATTAATATTGGAAAATTATATAGTGATAAAGCTAATTATTCTTTATCTACTACAGGGTTGGGAGCTGCATTTAGAGGTCCGTTTGCAAGGATAACAGGTAAGCTAGTTGGATGGAGTAATCAAAAGTTTCAAGATGATGCTAAATTAATTAATCAATTATATAATTCATATGCTAGTGTTGATATTTTAGACCAAGGAAATAAAGATAAAAAAGCTATTTTAAAAGTAATGAAAGATATGTATATATTGCCTACTGCAGCAGTTGTAGGAGGATTAGCAGGAGCTACAGTGTCATTAGGTACTGTAGGTATATTTTTAGGATTAGTTGCAGGTGGAAAGTATTTATATAATACAAGAGTTAAAAATGAAACTGATTACGCTAAAAGAGAAGCTCAAAAATTTCTTTTAATGCAAGGGTTAACAACATTAGCTACTGATTTATTATTTTTTGGAGCTACTAGAGCATTTAGTGCATTTAAAGGATTAATGTATGGTAGTCCTGGTGGAGTTGCAGTTCAAAGAGTTGCAGGTGGTTTTTCGTCTGATTTATTATCATTAGCATATGCACCTTTACTTTTAGGAATGCAATTTATAATGGCTGGAGATGATGAAGAGATGGTAGCTAATAAATTAAGATATTATCTTAGAAGACTACCATTAGGATTTGCTATAAACTGGGGAATAGATTCTATTATTCAATTAGCAGAAGCTTTAATTGGTAGCAAAGAGTGGAAAGAAGTTTCAGGGAATATAGCTAAACCAATAACATCAGGATTACAACCTACAGGAGTGGAAAAACCTGCAATAAAGGCTGGAGAAAAAATATACGATATGGTATTTGATGATTAAAATCCGTAAAGCACTACATAAAAAGCATATAAAACTAATATAGCTATTAATATATCTAGCATTCTATTCTGTTTCCTAATTTCATTGATTTTTTAACTAAATTTCCAATTCTAATTCTATCTACTGCTTTTAATTCTTCGTATTCGCTTTCCATTAAATATATTTCAAGCATCTTATTATAAAAAGAAGCCTCAACTATATTTTTGTACATTTGTATTTCAGTTTCAGGGTCCATTATTTCTCCTCAATTAAAGTTAAAAATAAATCAAAGTCTATACAAGCATATGTTTTAGTTCTATTTCTTTTAAATATAAGTACAGGGTCAAAACCATTAGAGTTGTCTTCTGCTTGTTTTAAAGAACTCCAAATATTCATTCTTTCCTGATTTTTACACTCAAAGCTATAAGGTATTTTCTTTCTTGCAGCAGGGGAGAGCTTGATGTCTTCACCAGACTCTCCCATTATAGCTGACTTTATGTCGTCATTCTCCAAACTGGAGTATAAAAAAAGTAGTTTTTCAACGACATAATTTTGAAGTCTTCTACCTTTACCTTTTTTAGAGGAGGTCTTCATATTTAAAAACCCTTTCAAGTCTTACAGGAGTGACTCTTTTAAATTCTCTAGACTCACATTCATAAACTACATTTTGAACAACTTCTTTTAATCTTTTCTCTATTAAAAGCAAAGCTTCTCGTGTAAGCTGGATTTCTGAGTTTCTAAAGATTTCTCTTATATATTTTTTAGATATACCCATTACAATCCTAACCTAGTTTTTATTCTAGATAATAAACTTTTATCAATACTCATCAATTCTACAGCCATTTCTCTAATATCTATTTCTAGAGTTTCAATTCTTTTACCTAAATCATCTACTTTCTTTAGCAATGTATCTCTATTATCTCCACTCTTGCTTGTTGATTTTTTGGTTTCTTTTTTTGCTGCCATCATAACTCCTTTTGTTCATTCGTTTAATAGCCTTTTCCCTGTCGGCTAATATTTTATCTATTTTTTCTAAATGTAGTATTTTTCCACAATGTTCACATACTATCATTTTATTTCTCCATATTTTTTAATAATATACTTTCTTAATCTTTTCAATATATCAGATTCTTTATTCTGCTTCTTCTTTTTTCGGGGCATATTTTACCTTTTTGAGCCACTCCATAAACTCATCTTTGTTGTTTTTAAATTCTATATAGTCAGCCATAGTTTGACCAATAGTATTTATAGCATGGTCATATTTGTTTTCAACTGCACTCATATAATTTAATAGTTGATTGTATGTCATTTTCTTTTGTTTAGGCATTTCTTTTTCTCCAGTATTTATTACGTATCTTACGTTTTAATTTACTATCAGTTTTTCTATATTTTCTTAATACCCATTGATTATCTATCTTAAATGTATAAAAATCTTTTTCTTCCCATTGCAATCTATGATACTTAGCTACAGGAAAAGGTCTAGGATTATTTATATTCCATTGTTCATCTATTGCTGTCAATAAAAACAATACTATATAACTCTTTATTACCATAGTTTAAACTTTTTTCTTTGATTTTTACGCCATTCTTCATGTTCTTTAGCTGTTCTAGGTTTACGTCCAAGCTTTTTACGTTTAGCTTTTATCGCTTTTTTTAAATTTTCAGGGTTATCATTAAAGCCACCCTTTTTATGATACATTTTAGATTTCATTTAAACATCCTTATAGCTTCTATCGTTAATGGATGGTCGCAAAATTGCCTACATCCTTTATTTATAATTTTATTTGGTATAATCTTTGGTTCTTCATCTTTAAAATATTTAAACCAAGTACATTTATTGTTTTCAAAAAACTTACACTTATTACAGGAAACGTGGGGAGAAATACTCCCCATCAATTTCCTTTTCGACAAGACAACACCATCCCTGGCATTACCTAAATCTCTTCATATCTTATAAGATATCTTAATTTCATAGATAATAATGTAAGATATTATTTATAGCTACGCAACACATTTTAACAGATTATCTGTAACATATGCGTTATGATTAAACGATGCAACTGTAGGTTTCTTTTCATGCCATAATACATCAGTACATGCATTATATAAATCCCACATAGTATTCTTAGTTAATGCAGAATTATCATCGTCATTTACATAGTTATTAAGATATTGGTCTGTTATCTTACCCCACGTAGTTGTGGGTAGTGCAGGTATATTCTGCCTAGCAATCTTTAGAGTATCTAAATCCATTTCTAAATTTGTCATAGCCCTAAATTTCCTAGCAATCTTTTCCACACTATCACCACAACCATTTATTATATCAATAACTTGCATCATTTCGTCTTCATAACCTTCGCTTGTATGGTCATGTCTGAATCTATATGAATTGAAGTGGTCATTAGTCATCATACCATTTGTACATACTAATCGCATTAAGAATAACTTCATTTTTAATGCAGTGCTGCCATCATAACTATTCCAAAAACCAAGACCTAACGCTACGTCATCGCCTTCAGCTATTTCAACAGTATGTGTTTTAGATACTAATCCATAGAAATATCTTCTACCGTCAAAGAACTCTTTAGCCATAGTAAATTCTGCATTGCAACTATCAGCTATAGTATCAGCCATTTCTTTAACATCACTATTAGGTATCAATAGATACTTCTGTCCTACTATACCACACTCTTTCCACTCCTCTCTTCCTGTACCATCTTTATTATTCTTTATTTCTTTTCTTTGTACAGCAAAAGCTGATGAAGTAATGCCCTCGTAATCTAGAGGGACTTTCCTTATTTCGTTATATGGATACATTACAATCTCCTTTCCATTCTTAGTTTATTTAGCTTTAACACTAAGTTTAATTGTTCTTCTTCTCTGTTAGCTGTAGTTACTAAATGCAAAGAACTTATTTTACCATCAAGACCTTTACGAGGTGTGATAGACAATACTTTACTTGCATTATATGCTATACGGAATGAACCACGTGATGAAGCAATGTTCATACCTTCAGTCATAGCTGTTTTAGTAATTTCTGATACAGCAAACACAACTAGGTTGTTTCTAATAGCTACTTCAGTTAATGCACCTGCTATTTCTTCCATCTTAAGATTTAAATCTTTATGCTTTGATTGCATTAAACCTATATGGTCTACAACCACAATTTCTGGTTTAACAGGAAGCATATTAATTTTCTTCTCAAGCTCAAGAGCTAAACAAGGAGCATAGTCTACATAAAGCCATTTAAAAGAATCACTTATACCATTCATACTTTGCTGGTAATATTCTTTTATTTCATCTTGAGTCCAGCCTTTTTCTATTTGAATAAAACGCTGCCATATTTGTCTAGCAGACATTTCCATTTCTAAGAAATAAGTTGGTCTTTTAAGATGATTCACCCAATTCTGTAAAAGCATAGTTTTCATAGATTTAGGTGGTGCTTGTATAACAACTAACTCGCCAGGGTATATAGGAAACTCTACACCATATTGTTTACCTATATCTATCGGCTTTAAATCACTACGATAAAAATTAATTAAATTAGTTTCCATCTGTTCAGCTGTCATTAAGCTAGTAGACTTCTTTGATTTATAGATTTTGCATGTAGATTTACAATAACTATCCATTACTGTATCCATACATCCGTATCTATAGCCATTACCTCCATGACCTTTATAGCAATCAGTAACAATTCTATCCATTTCTGAAACTTTAAATGGATGTGAATCACTACTTACACGCTTACGCCAATCTTCCATTATTAATCTAACAGTATGTTCAGGATAACGCCATCG